ACCCCCGTCCCGGGTTCAGAGTCACGTACGGAGTGAATAATAGCCGTTGGATTATCTTACACGTGGACGATCAGGATCTGTGATTCGTGAAGCGAATCTGACGGAAGATCGTTCACACTCACGTGGTAGGTCCCGACAATTGCTTTTGCTTTACTTTATCTAAAGTAAAGCAAGTGGGTCTACTTTAATTATTCTTTTTTGGTGGAGTACAGCTGTCTTTGCTTCTTCACGAAGCAAAGGACTTTCTCTCTCTTCTATAAAAAAGCTTCGTCTTCTTCGTTGTTCATACAACGAAAATGGGTCTGAAATATTTCTCTGTTCTCCCGGTGGAATTAAGAGAGAAGATCGTGAGAGATCATCTCAGAGAAGAAAGGAAGAAAGAGTTTTTAGAGAATGCTATTGAAGATAGTTGCAGAAGACATCAATCATTGATTACTGAAGACCCATCAACTGAAGACCTGTTGTCTCTCTGTAAGTTCTTAGAGTCTCTAGCTTATTATGTTGGTAATCAGTTCAATACAAGATGCTTAATAAAATGGAGGAAGGATGTTCCGTTTCAAATCAAGTATGGAGTCATGGAAGAACAGCATATTAAGCTATATGGTATATTAGACATGGAAGACCTTGCATGTAGAGAGTTGCTGATTCCAGAAGAAGAAGACGATATTACTTATGAAGATGGTATTATAGTTAATTGTAAGCAATTAGATAACTTGTTTGCTGAACTAGGCATAAATGTTGTTTATATTACAGTAAGCAAGAATTGTATTCATACTCCTTTGAACAAGGAGATTGTAATTAATTAATGCTAATGAGATATTTAATAATACTTAATATGTATTTGTTTATATTGATATTGTTTTTAATTACTCTGCGAAGCCATATGTCTCGGCCCAATAGGCCCAATAGTCTCAAGGCCCAATAGATTTTACATTAAATTGGATCAGCTGACGTCAGCTGATCCCGTGATGACGTAGGGACGGGGCTTAGTATT